TTCAATCTCTGCTTGATAAACAGTAATCATAGTATCTTTATCTGTCATTTTCTGCACGGTTTTCTGAGTAGTGCACATCAAAGTCTCCACCGGGATATCTCTTCTTTAACTTTTCAACATTACCTTCAATCACTTCATCAAGTGAAACATGTAATGCTTTACATGCTTGCATCACATACCACATCACATCGCCCAACTCAATAATAAGATGCTCACGATTATCATGATTCCAAGGTTTACCTTGGAAAACCATTTTTTTAACGATCTCCATAAATTCACCACCTTCAGCACTAATCCCAACAGCAGCAGTAAGAAGCCTGTGAATATTGGAACCCTCTCCATCAAGGGTACTAAGACTCTTAAGAAAAGATTGATAATCTTTACTGGGATCGGATGTGACACCATCCACGAATATAGCATACTTAGAAAAGTCAACTTGTTTTGTCATTTAGAATTTCAGTGCATCAAATTTACTGAGCATTTTGCTCTTGTCAGAATTATACTCTACTTCTTGTCCACTGTCAACAATATCATCTTGTGCTCGTTGTTCGCAGTCATATAATTTCATCTTTGCACGGTCTACACCTATTACAAATCTTTTATTCATAGTGGGGTCATTATATCTATTCTTCAATTGTTTTACCATAATTTGATTTAACCCTTCCAGTTCTTCAGTAGATATAAGAGCAAACATAAGATCAGCAGTGGCTGGAAGACCAAAGGACTCACTTGTGTCAGTAAGATCGACATCACTACTACCATAGCCAGAGCGAGTCGTCTGAGTAGCGGAGACGATAGGTACATTAGCTTCAACTGCAAGACCACGGAGTTCTTCTGCAATCGCTTTAATATAGGAGTAAGAATTGACATTGTTATTTGTACGGTAACGTGACGATGCACATATATTTAAATAGTCTATGAATATTATATCAGGTGTAAATGATTTTTTCAATGCGAGTTCATTTAACAATGACTTAAAATGACCTGAGTGTGCAGCTGCAGTAGGATACTCTTTAATTATAAGAGTTCCTTGTGTTTTCTTTGAAATATTATTTACCTTACTTTCAAACATTGGTTTTGGTAAATCAGTAATATCTTGTATCGCAACATTCAATAAGTTTGCATCTATCCTTTCTGCAATCTTTTCTTCTGCCATTTCAAGAGTAATATACAAAACATTCTTACCATCTAAAAGGACAGAACTAGCGTGATGGCACATAAAGAGAGACTTACCCACACCAGTACCCGCAAGTGCAATATTAAGCGTTTTGTTTGGGAGACCTCCCTTTGTAATTTTATTAAAGTATTCAAGGTCGAATTGAATTCGACTTTCTTTTTTATGGTAGGATTCAAATCTTTCTTCATAGTCCTCTAAGTAATCGTGACCTACATGATTATCGAAAGAAACAGCCAGAGCGTCAGAGAGAATGCTAGGAATAGCATCCCTTCCTTTTTTGTCATCTTGTCCATCTGCAAGTGCAATTGATTCCATGAGTGCCAAATATATAGCACGATCACGACACCATTTTTCAGTTGAGTCTAGTAACCATTGATTATCAACAGGTGCATCGTCAAATATTTTTGTTACTTCTCTTGCCTCTTTTATTTCTGTTTCTGTTAAGTCAGTACGATTTTCAATCTCAATGTTAAGTGCTTCAACTGTAATTGCAGCATCATACTTGACAATAAATTGTGTTGCCTCTTCAAATATTATCTTTTCAGTTTTATTCTCAAAGTAATCTGGTTCAATGAATGGAATTACTTTTCTTGAGTATTCTTCATCAAAAATCAGATTACGAAGAATGGTAGTTTCAATTCTTTCCATAATGAATGTATGTACTCATAATATATTTTGAATTAATTTTAGGTGCTAGTCCTTGATGTGGATACTCCCAAGTTGGAGGAAACACTATTACTCTACCAGAAACGGGTTGAATATTCAAGTTATGTAAAGGAAACAAAGTATTTCCATCATTATCATTTAAATAAAATAAAAATGCAACTGCTCTGATTGATGAATCAATATCATTAACATCTACGTGTTCATCAAATTTTTCATTACCATTATTGTAATATCTCTTTATTCTAAACTCTTCTAATTCTTTTAGAGGTGGAATATACTTTGATTTTACATCTTTCTTATATTTTTTATATACCTCTGCAAGATAAGGTATTAATGATTGGACAATATTTTGGGATAACTGATTTAAATTTAATTGAGTAAAACAAGGACAACTATTATAATCAATATATTCGTGATGCTCTGTATTTTTTTCAAATAAATCTAAAAGTCTTTTACAAGTAACATTAGGAATAATATTATCGTATACTTTAACCATATGAATATTCTTCTCTTGCAACATCATCTAACTTTTGCATTATTTCTTCTGTAAAATACTTATCTGGATTCTTATATATTTCTTTTGCATATACTTTTTTACCATCCATCTCATATCTACCCGCAACATTTTTCCAGAGACCACCTTTCTCTCCCAAGTCTAAAAGACCATAGTATTTGTCGAGTCCTCTATCATCATAATACAATCGAATTTCGACTTCTTTATTTTCTTTACTTAAACGTGATTTATGAGTCTTTGCCTTGATAATATTTCCAATGACATCTTTTCCGTCTTTTTCCTTCTTCTTGGTAAGATAGATGATTGTAGATGCAGCATACTTGAGACCGCTGCCTCCTCCCATTTCTTTAGTTGGGACGTAAGATCCGATAACGTCATAGGTGTGATTAGTAACAATAAGTGGAATGTTTGCTTGACCAAGTTTTAATGTAAGCATTCTGAATGCTCCTTTAACAAGTTGAGATTTGGTCATATCTCTGACTTGTTTATCATTTAGGGCATCCGTAATTTCTTTCTCTGTGGAAAGCATACCTAGAGAATCTAATACAAACATACAAGGTTTGCGATTCTCTTCATCTGTCTTTAAGTATATATCTACTGCCTTCAGTGCTTTACCACGAAACTCTTCAATTGTTACAACATTTACAACAACTGTACGTGTTAGGTCAACCCCACGAGACTCAAGTAATCCTTTGTTGACAGCAGCCTCGGTGTCAAAATAAAGGCAGTAACCATCAGGGTTAGTATCCAAAAAGTTTTTGACAACAGCCAAGGAAAAATAAGTCTTTCCAGTACTGCTTTCACCAGCGATGGCAGTAATCTTATTACTAGATACACCACCATAAATGGAACCGCTAACAACTGCATTAAAGATATGACTTCCTGTATCAATGAATCTTTCTGTTTCATCTATATCTTGTGCTACCTTGGTAAAATCGTCACCAATCTCTTTTACAATTTCTTTCAAGAAATCCATTCTTTACCCTCTTTACGATGATGTACTTCAACATAGGCTTGACACTTTGGACAAGATAAATTAGTTACGAAGTCATATGCATGATCTTCGCCATAGAACTCCTCTTCTAAATCGTGGTCTCCACCCCAGATGAGTTCAGTGCCACAGTGCCAACAATCCATTTTATTTTTATTATACTATTTTTATTTCAATTCGTCAAGGTCAAATTGCTATTCCTTTATCTCTCAATATCTTTTTATAAGGTCCGTCAGGATTGTTATCTCTGACATCTTTAACTTCTTTCAAAAGATGATATAAACGTGCATCTCCCCCAAGTGCAAGAGCATTCACAATTGTATCTAAATCTTGATCATTAATAGGTAATTCCATTAGGAAAAAAATAGTTCTAGGTTTACAGTTTTTTCAACATTCCACCCAATTGCATCGAGGATTGCTTTAAGTGGTTCAACAAAACTTTTATCGAATTGTAAATCGTAATCAACATACTTCTCAAGTCCAAGTTCTCTGGGAAAGTCTTGAATGAATGATATTACATTCTCTTGAATGATATTTGGTTTTTGTAGGTAAAGAAATTTGACTTTCTCTCCATTACTGATGAGTGAATATTTATTGTCCAACTTTTTCTCTTTCACATAATGATTAAACAATAATGCACCCCGTATATGTATAGGAGTTCCCTTTTCATAAATCATAGAGTGTGATTTATACTTCTGAACATTTGATGCAGTGCGAGGAAATGCAATCTCTTCTGGTGGTAGTTTTTTAAATTGTTTTCTAGATTCATCAATAAAATCTATAACATCTTCTTCAGTGCCATTCATCATTAACTTAAGTGCATTCTTAATTAATTTGCGACAAGGTGCAGGAGTAGATGACTTGACTGCTTCAATACCCATCATCTTCAGTTTAGGTTCCTCATATCTCACACCTTCACTATCCCATACATTTAAAATATATCTTTTCTTTGCTGTCCAGATGCCACGGTCTGCGATATTCTCTCGCTTCATAAACATCTTTTGATCATAAGCATTTACGTAGTTCGCCAACGTTTCATAAGAACTCTTAATATACTTTTCAAATTCCACTTCACACACCTTATTAAGGAACGACACAATGCCTTCAGTAGTTTTCTCTCTGCCTTCGAATACTGCGTCAATAAAAGGACCCAAATTAAGATAAATGGAATCGGTGTCAGAAGCAATAACATAATCAACATCCTCCGTATTTAAAATTTTGTTTAGTTTACGATTCATCCGATTTTCAATCCATCGGATTGAAACTTGACCAGATAAAGTAATTGCTTCAGCGTTTGCTAATTTAAAATACCGAAAATACTGATTGCCGATAGCACCATAAGCAGAGTTAAGAGAGATCTTCTTTGCCATCTGGATATTGTTGCAACGGGCAATTTCTTTTTCCAGCGTTTTTGTTTTCGTTTTTTCATAAACTTTCTTTGCCTCCAACATTTTCTTTTTGAATATGACTCTTTCGTTATACATTTTCTCCATCAATTCGGGTAGAAACCCTTTGATGTCTTTGCGATACATCGCACCATTTGCACATACTGCGTTGTCTTTATACATTTCAAATGTTACTTCTTCAGATAAAATTTTATCAACCGTTACTGATGGATGTCTTTGTTCAAGTAAGGTTTCTGGAGAAATATTATATTGCATAATCAAATGAGGGTACAGACTGTTGAGGTCAAAAGAAACCACCCAGTCATACTTACCTGGTATTGGTTCTTTTACATAAGCACCTGCATACTGTGAGTCTTTGTCTGTTCTCACCTTCGGAGGAATAACAACATTTTTCCTCTTCAGATAATTATATATAATCGAATCCCATGTTCTTACTTGAAAAAATACATCTGTATAATTGACTTTTGCATCATATGCCATCGTTAAACATAGTTCAATCAACTTCATTTTATCCTCAAGTTGATCTACAAGTTCAACGTCAACAATGTTATATTCAATGAACTTTTGCCAGTTGCCAGTATAGAAGTCCCGAAAGGTGTCAAACTCAGAGTGATCTAATTTCTTCTTACCAAGTTCAACAAAAGCAATGTGATCTAAACGATATGATTCTTGGTTTGTGTATGTAAACTTTTTATACAAATCAAGGTAATCAATTACAGAAATACCTGCCATTTCACAAGATATTTGTTTACGACCTTGTACAACAAAATCTTTTTTTCTTACATAACCCCAAGGAGAAAGTTTACGAACTTTCTTCTCACCCATTAATCTTTCTATGCGTCCTACAATATATGGAATATCATACAACTCACAATTCCAACCAGTAATCACTTCTGGAGTATTTGTCTGCCAATATTCTAAAAAACGATCTATTAAATTATATTCATCCGTACACTGAACATATCTTACATCTTCTCTCGTATTATTGAATGGACGTGAAGCAAAACAAATTATTTTCTTAGTTGTATAATCCTGTAGAGTAATTGCTAGTAATTCTTCTGCACAATCAAAGACGTTGGGAAATCCACTTTCAGCTGCAACCTCAATATCAATCGTTACTAATTTAATCTTACTAATATCAAATTTGATTTCTTCTTCTGGATATTTTTCGGAGATATACTGACAGATATATCTGTCGTTTCCGTAAACATCAAAGTTATCCACCTGAGAATATTTATCTATAAACTGTTTGCACTCTGATATTTTACCAGGTTTAATTGGTTCAACTCTATCCCCTTCTATGGTTTTAAACTTCGATTCTTTCTTCGAAGGTACATAAAAAGTGGGATGAAACGTTTCTCTCGCAGTAAAATGCTTGCCATTCTC